TTACTGCTTACACTGTAAGAACGCCGCAAACTCCGCTCCCCAGAAGCTCATCCGTATTTCACACAGCGAACCGTGCAACATCCAGATGATGAGGATTGCCGTCACGCAGAACGTGATGGCCGTAAGCGATTTTTGCGACATAGCACTTGCTCCTTTTCCGGAGAGGCGCTAACCTTTCACTTGTCAAGGTAATGCGGTTAGGGCCTCGGTTAAACAGAGATGTTTTCCGGGGCCTTTCCACATCTGGCCTTCGGGTATTCCCTCCGACCATTAGCCGAAAGGCACCCGCGCGTAATCTATCGCTTTTTTGTTACTCCGGCAATTCTGCCTGTTAATTCTGAGGTAAAGGCAAGCTCATCTGATTGTTTCCCCTGTGTGAAGCTGGCAGCTCATGCCACGGGATACCTTCTGAAGAGTGAACGCCGGAGGCGTGTTTCGATGTGAATTTATGGAAAGCTTCCAGTGTTGAGAAGCATACGCCGCATTCCAGATTGTTACACTGGTAATACTTTTGCCGTACGGTGTTTGAATCATTTTCCGGGCGACTGGTGCGGATACGGGCAGATGCGCCACAAAGCGGACAACGGAACATAGCGACCTCCCTTAACGTGGTGCAGTCACTATTCTAAGATTTACTTGCTCGGACTCCAACTGGCAGTTTGCGTAGCCAGAATGCAATCAAACCTGACAGTCCGCTTTGAGTTGTGAGTTCAACGGGTCGATGTCAGAAATGTCATTTTGCGATTGAATTTCGCAATATTGAATTCTGTAAGAATGAAAAAGAATATATAGTGTTTATGGCTGTGACGGTGGCGGTCTTTTGTGTGTTTCACTGAGCGCCTGGGGAAAGATGTAAAAAACCGCCCAGCGGCGGCTTTGACTACAGAGAAAAAAGATTTGCACGTCAGATTAGGGCTATCTGCTGATTATTTAGCTTCTCCAATCTTTCAGACAGTTTTATCTTATCTTCAACTTTTTCCAGCGATGATGCTGACATAAAGCTAATCAGCTTATCAATATCTTTAGGTTCTTTGATAAGAACAAACTCCCTTGTCTTATTAATGAAAACAGCTGAGTTTTTCTTTCTTGATAGCAACTCAATGACGTTGCTCAGTGTTCCCGGACTTTTTGTATCCCAAACCATAAGGCCACAGTCTGCTGTTTCTGCCATCTTTATATCTTTGGCTGTGTAGAAATCTCGAGTTCCGGGTCGGAAGTTTGATTTAACGAGTTTCACGGGCCATGCACCAAAATTGTTTCGTGGCTTGGCATCACTAGTGAACACAGTGGTTGCGCTATAACCCAATTGTTTTAGTTCCAGCTGTACGGAAGAGTCAACGCCAGAGGCGTCACCGACGATAACATTAAAGTTCTTGTCAACAATCTTCTTTAAGCGCTCAACGATAAGCGGGTCGAGCTTTTTAATGGTTATCGAGCCAGCAACGAAAACTGTCGTTGTCATGGTTATCTCCAGGTTAGTGCTGCTACATAAATTTTATTGATTTTATTATAACCGCGTAACGCTGTAACTGCAGCTTCCATGGATGCTCCTGTATGGAAGAGATCATCAACGATGAGGGCATTAAAAGGGCCATCCCCGACAATTTGGTTTTGATAAGAAAAAGCGTCAGCAACAGCAGCTTCTTTCTCTTCTTTAGTGTTCAGATTTTTCAAAGACACGCCACCAGGTGCTTTGATTAATAACTCATTGAAGCTAAACATGTTATTTCCCATTTTTGATGCCAGAGCGTCAGTAATTGCTGTCACGGGTTGAATTTTTCGAACATTTGAAGCTGCCATTGGGATGATTAATTGTATGTTTTGAAAAAGAGGCACAGCATTAACTAATAGGCACTGGGCAAGCGCATCAACTTGGTCCATGTCATTTTGATATTTTAACTGGTATACGGCTTCTCCAACCTCCGTGCGATCGTTTTGAAACATAGGCTTGCCATACTCGTTATCACCTAAATAAGTACTCTTAATCAAATGCTTATCCATCGCGTAACCTAAATCCCAGTTACCCGTAATTGGCTTGATGTTTACTTTCACTACGCTTTCCTTGTTTGTTGTAATTGTTAATGAAGATACGCTAATTGGGAGTAATCCTAAAAGAAATCTTTAGTGAATTGTGAAGGCCGTTCGATCTTATAGGGGAATTGAGTATTTTCTATTGAAGTACAATAGTTAGTGTCCGATCTTGGCATAGAGCGAACTGTTAGATTAGGTTTGGTTCTGTGCCGTAAGCGTGTCAGCTCTGAGCTGGGCTAATGCATCTAAATTGCTCACTCTGTTTCTGCTATCCATTCCGGGATTTTTGCTTCAAGCTCAAGCCGCGTGGTAAAACCGCTGTTATCAATAGAGTGCTCCGCTTTTGCAATAATCCAGTCCTGATTATCAATGTCGCTTTTGAAGCCTGTCACCGTGCCATGCATTTCGGGGTAGAGTTCTGCGCGGCCACGCGCCAGCGTGATGGAAAAAGATGCCGCTCCGCGCTGTAGCTGCTGCCACTTTGCAGCTGCTGCGCGCCTTGCTGCCTGCTCGTTCTGATAAGTCTTGCGTAACACAAACACATTGCCTTCCGCGCCTTCCATATAATCACCTTCACGGCTGCTGCTTTTCTCCTTTTTGGGTTTTGGCGGTTTGCGGCGTTTCACGCTGACTTTTTTCTTTTTCCCGTAATTAAGATCAAGCCAGTAAGCGCGTACCCCCGTATACGCCTCGCGGTCAGCAATGCGGAACTGATGGCGATCGCCGCTGCTGCGTGTGATGGCGAACGATGGCAACGGCTGGCCCTGTGCGTTCACGCCACCGCCGGGCATGATGAATAACAGATTACCGCTTTTTACCGTGGTGATTGCGCCCAGCATTTCCGCCATGCGCGTAAGGAAGGACATGTCGCTTTCTTCAGTCTGGTCGGCGTGGTCGATTTCGATATCCATCAGCATTTCGCTGATTTGCGGTTTCAGACCATACCGATGAGCGATGGCGGATACCACACGCTCAATGGTCACATCATGCCAGGACACCTCACGTTTAACGTTAAATTCATCCCGAAAATCTGCGCTTCTGGCTGAAACAGTCAGCCTGTCCGGCGGTCCTTCGTGAGCGATTTCATCAACAATGTAAGTGCCTTTTTCTGTCAGTGGTTCTCCTTTCCAGCCAATGAGAACCGTCAGGCGCGCGCCCCGTGGCGGTAGCTGCAACTGACCATCCGCATCATCCAGCGTGATGGTGAGCTGGTCCGCCTCAAATCCCCGGTTGTCGGTCAGTGACAGGCTCATCAGGCGCTCGGCCACGCCTGACAGCGTTTTACCCTCCGCGAGAATATCAAAATCCGGCATTTTCACGGGGTCTGTGCCCTGACTGAGCAATTGCATGGTGGTGTCGGTCATCTGTTCCCTCCCTGTGCGGCATGGTCGCATGTGCGTGCGGAGGGGGTTACTGCTTTTTGTTGTCGCCGTGGCGGGAGAACGGCGCAGGGGTGAGATTACGCGCGTGGTGGGTGATGATTGTTGCCGAATCATTTAACGGATACAAGGGGCTGAAGCTATGAGTGAAACTCGTTTTCATGGTGCCCGTGTTACGGAAAATACCGACCTGGTAACAGCGATTAACGATGTTGATTCCAGCGTTATCGGTATCGTGGCAACGGCGGATGATGCGGACGCGAAGCTGTTCCCGCTGAACAAGCCCACACTGCTGACCCGCGTCACTGACGTGCTGGGAAAATGCGGGACAACGGGGACGCTTTATCGTGCGCTTAAGGCCATCGCAGACCAGGTGAGCACAAAGGTGATCGTCGTTCGCGTGGCTGAACACAAAGAAGAAGACGGAAAAACGCAGGATCAACTGGTTATCGGTGGTTCTGAATCTGACGGCAGCTATACGGGGATGTATGCGCTGCTTGTTGCAGAGCAGGATGAAAGCATCGGATACCGTCCGCGTATTCTGGCCGCGCCGGAGCTGGACACGGAGGCGGTAACAAAATCCCTGTGCGTGATTGCGGGTAAACTGCGCGCGTTTGTGTATGCCTCATGTCACGGCTGTAACACGATGGCTGAGGCGATTACCTACCGCCAGAAATTCAACGAACGTGAGGTGATGCTCTTATGGCCGGACTTCATCGCCTACAACCCGAAAAGTGGCAAAAACGAAACGTTCCCCGCGCCTGCCTATGCGTGCGGCCTTCGTGCGTACATTGACCATGAGCAGGGCTGGCACAAATCGCTGTCCAACGTTCCGGTTAAAAATGTGCTGGGGATGTCCAGGCATGTGTTCTGGTCGTTGCAGGCCGAAGACAGTGATGCCAACAGCCTCAACAACAAAGAAATCACGACCATTATTCGTCGCAACGGGTTCCGCTTCTGGGGCAACCGCACACCGGAAACGAACGCCTACATCTTTGAGGTGTATACCCGAACCGCACAGGTGCTGGCTGATTCAATTGCGGAAGCGCAGTTTGAAACCATCGACAGTCCACTGACGCCTGCGAACGTGAAAGATGTTATCAGTGCCATCAGGGCAAAACTGGATTCACTGGTTACTGCCGGGAAACTGATTGGCGCGGAGTGCTGGTATGACGTGGTGGATAACAGCACCACGGATTTACGTCAGGGGCGTGTGCGTATTCGCTACAAATATACGCCCGTTCCACCACTGGAAGACATGGAGCTTTACCAGACGTTTACTGATGAATACTTTGAACCCGCATTTGCGGTGCTGGGAGGTGCCTGATGGCTGTACCAAAACATCTTCGCTTTTTTACGCTGTTTGTGGATGGTGAAAACGAAGTGGGTAAGGTGACGTCCGTCACTCTGCCTAAGCTGACGCGCAAAACCGACAGTTACCGGGGTGGTGGCATGATGGGTGCGGTAAGTATTGATCTCGGTCTGGACGACTCCGCGCTTGATGCGAGCTTTGTCATGGGGGGCGCAGTTCGTGAGCTGTTCCTTAAGTATGGCGGCACGATTGACGGCACGCTGCTGCGTTTTGCGGGTGAATACTACACCGATGCAGAAAGCGACCTGTATGAAGTCGAAATGCGCGGACGTGTGACGGAAATTGATATGGGGGAAGCCAAACAGGGCGAAGCCACATCACACACTTACGCCATTAAAAACACCTACTACAAGCTGAGTGTTAACGATCGCCCGTTGTGGGAGATTGACCTGCTGAACTTCATTTACCGGAAGGACGGCAAGGACATTGTGCCCGATCGCATCCGTTCCGCGCTCGGGCTTGGCTGATAAGTAATATGCAGGCGGCGCAGTGCGTCGCCTCTGACTGAAAGGAGTTTCCTGATGAAAGAGACGAAAAACATCGATACCGAAAACACGGTAGTTACTGACACTGTGAAAGAAACCAGTGAGCGTGGCGTAAAACTTACCCAACCAATTGAGCGAGGCGGCGAAAAAATCACGTATGTGGAGATCACCGGGGCTATTGAGCAGGCTGGATCTCTGCGAGATTTGTCGCTGTCTGATGTGCTGAATCTGAAAGCGGAATCCATGTTTACGCTGCTGTCACGCGTGACATCACCGCGACTGGATGAAGTGACGATCAAAAAAATGGCATCCCGTGACTTTATTCAGTTATGTGTGGTTGCCGTAAATTTTTTGAGCGGTGCGGACTCTGGCGGGAAGAACGAACAGGCGACGGAAGCCTGATCACGGTTGTGTGCTTTGAGCACATAGAAGACTTTGTGGCTGATATTGCCGCCATTTTTAACTGGTCGCCCGCCGAAATCTTCATGATGACGCCCGGCGAAGTGGTTAGCTGGCGTGAGCGGGCGGCACTTCGCAGCGGGAATGCAGACAATGAAGACTCTTGATATCCGGGTCGCTTTCAGCGCCGTTGACAGGCTGACCCGGCCTGCCGAAAACGCCCGCCGCCTGATGGGGCAGTTTGGTGACTCCATCCAGCGAACGCAGGGGGCGATCAAAAATCTCGAGCGTCAGGCGCGATCATTTGAGCGCGCCCACGACGCTGTCAGTAAAGCGGATGCTGGCATCGTGAAAGCACGACGCCAGCTTAACGCCCTTAATCAGTTACAACGCACGGGTACAGTGCTCAGCGAAAAACAACAAAAGCTGATGCAGCAGTTAAGCACCCGGCTTGAACGCCTGAATGAATCGCGCACACGGGAAATTCAGAAAATGCGGGAACTTGGCGGAGAGCTGAAACGCCACGGCATTTCCCTGACAGGCAGCGATAACACAATCCAGCAGGCCATCAGACGCACCGAACAGTACAACAACCAACTTGAACGCGAACGGCAGGCGCTTGCGCGTGTAACGCGGGCGCGTGAGCGGTATTCGCGCGCGCAGGAAACCGCGGGAAAACTGAAAACAGGTGGTGCGCTGGCAATTGGTGCTGCAGCGGCTGGCGGCTATGCTGCCGGGCGTTTTTTGCAGCCTGCGATCGGGTTCGGCAAAGAGATGTCCCGCGTTCAGGCACTGACGCGAATCGACAAAAACAGCCCGCAGTTTAAGGCGCTGCGTGAGCAGGCGTTAAAACTTGGTTCTGAAACACAGTTTACTGCGAGTGATGCCGCCAGTGGGCAGAGCTTTCTGGCAATGGCTGGTTTTACTCCGCAGGCCATTCAGGCCGCATTGCCCGGTGTTCTTAATATGGCGCTGGCAGGTGGCGTCGAACTCGGCGAGACGGCGGATATAGGCTCCAATATCCTCACACAGTTCAACCTGACAGCCGATCAAATGGACCGGGTTGGCGATACGCTGACAGCGGCATTCACCCGGACCAATACTGATTTACGCGCGCTGGGCGAAACCATGAAGTATACCGGTCCGGTTGCCGCAAAACTTGGTATCAGTCTTGAAGAAGCGGCAGCCATGGCCGGGATGCTTGCCAATAATGGTCTTCGTGGAAGCGATGCTGGTACGGCCATGCGCGCAAGTCTGTCCCGCCTTGCATCACCGCCAAAAGCTGCGGCTGATGCGCTGAAAGAGCTGGGGGTGTCAGTTGCTGACGCCAGAGGCAAAATGCGCCCGATGGAGGATGTGCTGCTTGATCTCTATAAGGCGACACAAAAATACGGACAGGTGGACCAGGTCTCCTTCTTCAAGGACATCGCCGGAGAAGAGGCGTTCGTTGGTTTGCAGACGCTTGTTGCGGCGGCTGGTTCAGGAGAGCTGCAAAAACTGACCAGAGAATTGCAGGGGGCAAGGGGAGAGGCCGATCGCGTTGCAAAAGTAATGGCCGATAATCTTGATGGGGACCTGAAAAATCTCGACAGCGCATGGGAAGGTCTTCGTATTCGCATCAGTGATCTGGTTGACGGTCCGCTGCGTTCTGTCACGCAGTGGCTCACGCGGGTGCTTGAAAAAATCACCTCGCTGGCGCAGGCCCATCCGGTACTGACGCGCCAGCTACTGATAGCAGGCGGTGCGTTGCTGGCAATGACTGCAACGATTGGCTCGTTGTCGCTGGTTATTGGGGTGCTTTACGGGAAGCTGGCCACCCTGCGTCTTGGTTTTGACATTCTTACCCGGTCAATGAATGTCGTCAGGGTGTTGCCTGCGCTGTGGGGAATGGTGACGGGTTCCGTTTCTTTGCTGGGAGGCGCTATCGGGGCGCTGTTCAGTCCGGTTGGTCTTATCGTGGCTGCGCTTGCCGGAGCTGCCGTTCTTATCTGGAAATATTGGGATCCCATCAGGGCATTTTTTGCCGGGTTGTTCAGCGGGATTATGGAAAGGCTGAACCCGTTGCGTGAAACCTTTGAACGGTTTGGTCCTGTTTTTGACGCAATCGGAAGCGGGATCAGCCAGGTGTTTAACTGGTTTAAATCGCTGCTGTCACCGATGGAGTCCAGCAAGGAAACGCTGGATAAATGTACCAGTGCTGGCGAGATATTCGGTAACGCTCTTGGTGGCGCGCTACAGCTTGTTCTGACGCCTGCAAAAATGTTGCTGGATACGCTGGCGTGGATACTTGAAAAACTCGGTGTGCTTCCGGATGAAGCGGAAAGGGCGAGAAAGAAAATCGAAGACGCACAGCGTGCGGCCATTCTTCAGGACAAGGTTGCTCTGTTTCAGGGAGACATTGCGAAAATCAATCCGCCGAGGTCTGCGGAAAATGGCAATGGCACCGGAGGCGATAAACCCAAAGACAACAAACCGCTCACAGACAGCAATACCGGCACGCTACGCAGACTCAGCAAAATTGCTGATAACACAGGTAAGCTGGTTGATGAGACAAAAAAACGTATTGGCCCCGGCGATATTGTCTTTAAGAACCTGCCCCGCGCACTTGCTGTTCGTGGGGAGTGGCAGGAGCGGAAGATTGCACAGGTCAGTAAGCCTGCCCCCGCAATGAATATCACCCCCGTGGTCCCGGCTCCGCTGCCTCCGGCGCTGGTCCCTGTTGTTGCGGCCAGCTCCCGCCCGGTGGCGGAGGCCATACGATCTCCAGTGGCATCAGTTCCTGTAACTTCCCGTAACCGGGAGCCTGTTGCCTCCAGATTTGGTGGTGAAATTCATGTTCATCTGCATAACGTTGTTACGCAGAATCCCCGCGAACTGGCGAAACTGGTCGGTGAAATGGTCAGGGCAGAAATGGAACGGCGCGCCCGTGCCGGGCGTGGCAGTTTTTACGATAAAGATTGAGGAGTCATGGCCATGATGATGATCTACGGCATGTTTGTTTTTGAGCTGCGCACGCTGCCGCATCAGCAGTTACAGCAAAACAAAAGCTGGCGGCATGTGAAAAATGAACGCGTTAACCGTTCAGCAAGCTGGCAGTATATCGGTGCAGGTGATGATCGCATCGTTCTTTCTGGTGTGCTTTATCCTGAAATTACAGGTGGCGAAGTGTCGCTGTCGCTGCTGACCACGCAGGCGTATACAGGACGACCCTGGCCTTTGATTGATGGCGTCGGGCAGATTTACGGCATGTATGTCCTGACTGGAACGAATACGACCCGTTCCGAGTTTGATCGCTACGGTAAGGCGAAAAAGATAGAATTTTCACTGACCCTTGAACGCTGTGATGAGGATTTGCGGGAGCGCCTGCAATCCTCATCGTTCAGTGATATGCTGTCCGGCTTCAAAGATAAGGTCACATCATCCCTTAACAGCGCGGCCAGCTCCGTTAAAGGGCTGTTTTGATTAACGCAAAACCGCTAATGGTCAGATTAGTGGTTTTCATTTTCCTGAGTCTGCCTGGTTGTTTCTTCAGCCTGTATATCGCCTACAGGGTGATAACGATAAATCGTCGATATGCCGATGTCGTAAATGATCGCCAGTTGTTTTCTGTCATGACCGTTTTTGATCAGCCTTGCTATTTGCTCATGCTGTTCTTTTGTCAGCTTCGGGCGACGTCCGCCTGTGCGCCCCCGTGCGCGCGCTGCCGCCAGTCCGGCCAGTGTACGTTCAACAATTAATTCACGTTCCATTTCAGCCAGGGCACCCATCACGTGGAAGAAAAAACGCCCCATTGGAGAAGATGTATCTATGCTGTCGGTCAGACTGCGAAAATTAATCCCTCGCTCCCGTAGTTCTCCGACGAGAGAAATCAGATGTTTCATGCTTCGCCCAAGGCGATCCAGTTTCCAGACAACCAGCGTGTCACCTTTTTGAAGCCGCTTTAAAGCGCGTTTTAATCCCGGTCGGTCTGTCTTTGTCCCGCTTAATTTATCTTCAAATATTTGTTCACATCCTGCACAAACAAGAGCGTTTCGTTGCAGGTCTGTATTCTGGTCATTTGTTGATACCCTTACATAACCAATCAGCACACTGAATCTCCCGTCCAAAAGCGCAAATCATGCCATGCAGGCCGGAAACGGCCATTATCTAAAACCTCGGTTTACAGGAAACGGTAAACAGGGCCAGGAACGCCGTGCAAAAGAATGGCGATACCTTGTCCGGTGGGCTTACTTTTGAAAACGACTCAATCCTTGCCTGGATTAGAAATACTGACTGGGCAAAGATTGGTTTTAAAAATAATGCCGACAGCGACACTGATTCATACATGTGGTTTGAAACAGGCGACAACGGCAATGAATATTTCAAATGGAGAAGCCGCCAGAGCACCACAACAAAAGACCTGATGACTCTTAAATGGGATGCTTTGTCTGTCCTTGTTAAAGTCCTTTTCAGCAGTGAAGTAAAAATATCGACAGTCAATGCACTGAGGATATTTAATTCATCTTTTGGTGCTATTTTTCGTCGTTCTGAAGAATGCCTGCATATCATCCCTACACGAGAGAATGAGGGAGAAAATGGTGATATAGGGCCACTACGCCCCTTTACGCTTAATCTCAGAACTGGTCGGATAAGCATGGGGCATGGTCTTGATGTTACAGGGGATATATTTGCAAACCGTTTTGCAATTAACAGTAGTACCGGCATGTGGATTCATATGCGTGACCAGAATGTTATTTTGGGACGCAATGCGGTATCCACCGATGGTGCACAGGCATTACTTCGTCAGGACCATGCTGATCGCAAATTTATGATTGGTGGACTGGGAAATAAGCAATTTGGCATCTACATGATTAATAACTCAAGGACAGCCAATGGCACCGATGGTCAGGCGTACATGGATAATAACGGGAACTGGCTTTGCGGCTCGCAAGTTATTCCCGGCAACTATGGCAATTTTGATTCCAGATATGTGAAAGATGTTCGACTTGGTTCACAGCAATATTATGGAGTGAACAACTGGCAAACATGGAATTTCCAGTGCCCGTCAGGTCATGTATTGTCTGGTATTAATGTTCAGGATACAGGGTCCAACTCTGCCGATAATATAGCGGGCGTTTATTACAGACCCGTTCAAAAGTATATAAATGGCACCTGGTATAATGTAGCGAGCGTTTAATATGATGCACTTAAAGAACATAAAAGCGGGTAACGCTAAAACACTGGAACAGTATGAGTTAACAAAGAAACACGGAGTTATCTGGCTTTACTCTGAGGACGGAAAAAACTGGTATGAGGAAGTGAAAAACTTTCAGCCAGACACAATAAAGATTGTTTACGATGCAAATAATATTATTGTCGCCATCACTAAAGATGCCTCCACGCTTAACCCTGAAGGTTTTAGCGTCGTTGAGGTTCCCGATATAACAGCCAACCGCCGCGCTGATGATTCAGGAAAGTGGATGTTTAAGGATGGAGCTGTAGTTAAACGGATTTATACGGCAGACGAACAGCAACAACAAGCCGAATCACAAAAGGCCGCATTGCTTTCCGAAGCTGAATCAGTCATTCAGCCGCTGGAACGCGCTGTCAGGCTGAATATGGCAACAGACGAGGAACGCACACGACTGGAAGCATGGGAACGCTACAGTGTTCTGGTCAGCCGTGTGGATACGGCAAATCCTGAATGGCCACAAAAGCCTGAGTAAAAATTAAGGCCCGATATCGGGCCTTCTCTCATTCTGGTTGTTCGGGAAACGTTACTGGCAGGCTGGAAGTGTCTGTAGATTCGACTTTCTGCGCAAAGAGCATCCACTCTGTTAATTTTTGTTTATTCTCGTCGGAAATGATGCCCAGCCGTAGCTGTGAGTCCCATAGCTGGGTTTTATCCCTGACGAGCTGTAGCAGGTTTTGCTTTTCATTTTCCGCCTGCTGCCTCTGCTCTTCCTCGGTATAAGTTCGCTTTACCACTACGCCATCTTTGAACATCCATTTACCCGAAATGTCAGCACGGCGATTTGCTGTAATATCAGGTAATTCAACGACGCTTGCGCCTTCCGGATTAATTGCTGAAACATCCTTTTCAATACAAATAATAACGCCGTTATGGTCATAGACCATTTTCAAAGTGTCTGGCTGGAAATTCTTTTGTTCCTCATACCAGTTTTTTCCATCCTCTGAATAAAGCCATTTGATGTTAAATTGTTTCGTTAGCTGGTATTGCTCTTTTGTTTTAGGGTTGCCAGCAGTAATGTTTTTTAAGTGCATCATCGTTAAATACTCCCCGCGTTATACCACGTCCCATTAATGCAATACTGAATTGGCCTTGCCTGAGTTGTATCAATTAATTCATCACGGTTTCCGTTAACTGAACCCGTAACGACATAACCTGACCTGTCAGACCAGCCGGGACCATTCCATGTCTGAACAGATGACAGACCGCCAAGGCGAATACCTGTAATAAACCTTGAGTTACATTCTGCCTGCGTGTATGCACCAACATCTCCCGCAGAGGGTTTGCGGGTCGTGGTGTAAAACTCTGACCAGTCAGCCTCAAATCCATAACCATCACGCGCTGAACGATAAAAAATACCGCCGTTCCTGTAATTCACGCGGAACTGTACAGCAGGGCAGCTCCCCGTATTCATATTGAAGTGGAGGATTAATGTCGATGCGCCACCAATGTTTGCGTTATAGACCCCGCTATTCCAGTTCCAGCCAACAGCTTTATCATTTCCGACAGTGCTTCCTGTTTGCCCTAAAGCAAATGCAGGTTGTTGATTTTTCGTGTTGTAGTCTCGTCGCCAGCCAGGAGCGTAAGCATCACCATGATTAATATAAGTGAATTGAGCGTTAGTAATTCCGCCACCGCTGGACGTGCTCGGCGTGGTAACGCGTATGGTCATTGCGCCGCGAGTGCCAATAACTTCCACCACAGCACCTGCAAGACAAATATTTCCGCAACCTGTATCTGTAATGACCTTATTATTTGCATAAGCCCATGAGCCTTTGCACATCCAGTAAGGATGGTTAAATGCTCCCTGACTCTCCAGCCACGAAATAAATTGCGCGGTTGTCCAGACCTGACTATCGCCACCAATATTCAGCCATGAGCTATATGCGCGGCAGGCACCAATATTTTTGGTGAAGGTATCTTTCCCCGGAATATCTGCGCCGTTCTGGTTTTTCTGTAATGCGCCAGAAGCCTGATTTACCGTTTCCTGTAAACCGAGGTATTCGATAACAGCGGCAACGGTCGATTTCGCAAGAATATCCCGCCCGACTTCTGTCAGGGTTGCCAGACTGGCAACATCATTCCCCGTAAAATACGGAAACCTGTCTGCCGCAGTAGCAAGCCCGGCCAGCGCCGTCAGGGTGGCATCTTTCGGTTGCTTACCCGCAAGCGCGTTAGTCATGGTGGTCGCAAAATTCGGGTCGTTGCCCAGCGCCGCCGCCAGCTCGTTCAGCGTGTTCAGTGCGTCAGGTGAAGAGTCTACAAGTGCGGCAATCGCGGCCATAACGAAAGCCGTGCTTGCGATTTGGGTATTATTCGTTCCCTGTTGTGCAGTTGGTGTTGTTGGCGTTCCGGTCAGTGCCGGGCTGTTTAATGGGGCTTTCTTGTTCGTTTCATCCATTACCGCCTTAACCGCTTTTGGTGTCGCTGCCAGCGTTTCAGACGTGCTGTTGGTTGCACTGCTGAGCTGGACTATCCCTTTTCGTGCCGTCGTGGCGTCCTGAGCGGTATATTTTCCGTTAGCCAGGTCATACGCGGCCTTAACCGCTTTCGGCGTTGCGGCCAGCGTTTCAGAATCGCTGTTAGTGGCGCTACTGAGTTGAACAAAGCCTTTTGCGGTCAGCGAGGCATCCGGGTGACGTCGTGACTGTTCATGCTCTTTCAGTTTGTCATCCACGTAATCCACTGTGGCCATCACCATGGTGTTATCCACGGTAAGCGCCACGGTGGCAGTGCTGGATACGGTTAGAATGGTGCGAAATGTTTGTGCACGTCCGGACCCCTCGGCAACGGTTGGCTTGTAACTTTCGGCAGTATTGCCCACCGCGATTAAATCGCCGTGCTCATCAAATACACCAATTTCCCGGATCCAGAATCCGCCCGTTTCAGGAGGAATAACCAGCTCCGCAATAATGCGGTTCTGATGTGTTGCGTCCAGGATGACGCGATTAACAGTGTGTCGCCACACCTCATGCACCAGACGGGTCTGCTTACTGTCTGGTGTGGGCAACGTGCCGCCACCGTCGCCCACGGCCATATGAGTCAGGCGGACAGGCTTACCATCTGGCGCGGCTGCCTGAGCTAATTTTTTTGCACCCGTATCGGTGATAACGGTTTTAAATTTTCGTGTTGTGGTACTCATGCTTAATCGTCCGGATAAATGGTAATAACTTCACCGTCATAAGTTGCCGCCGCTGCGAAAATATCCCCCGGAATTTCCTGAATGATATTCAGCCCTGTCATGTGGCGGCTGACCGGACGGGCATCAGCAATCAACCGCTCCATTTCCAGATACATTTCCTCCGTCACGCCACTGTCCAGTGTGCCGACTTCAACGGTAAATGTTCCCGGTTCTCCGCCGAACTCCCACCACTCAGACACGCGAATGAGGTATCCCAGCGGCTCAATGGCCCTGCGCAGTGCGCTGATGGTCCCTTTGTGTCGGTGTATCAGCCATGCATCACGAATAACCTGTCGCTTTGTCTCTTCCGGCCAGTTGCGATCCCAGCGGTCAACGGAAAATGCCCAGGCGAGATAGGGCAGCAGATGCACCGGGCAGGTATCCGGCGACCACAGTGTGTTGAGGTCTACCGGAATGTCTGTAATGCGTGTTCCGACGGCTTCGGCACAACGCATGAAATTGCTGGCTGATGGTGGTAACAACGAATTACTCATTGCGCCCACCTTCGCTGATGGTGAATGACTCACAGCGCGCCGCCTGTATGTCGCTGATGGCCATATTCTGTGTGGGTTCGATTATCTCCACGCGTTGCACACCGTGCACATGCAGTGCGGCAGCAATGGCGGACAACGCCACGTCCTGACCGATAAGCCCCTGCTCAGCCAGCCACTTCCTGAACGACGATTCCGCCGCAGCCAGAATAGGTTCGGATTCCGGACCGGGGTAAAAGTACAGTTTTGCATTCAGCCGCCATGTCACGATTCTGGCGCTCTGTACGGTCAGGCGGTCGGCCACCGGGCGGGTGTCCTCTGCATTCAGAACGGCGCGAACGGTATTAAGCAACGCCTCCGTTGCTGTGCCGTCGCCTTCAGTGGACAGAATGGAAACCGTCACATTTGCCGGAGACGGGCTGATAGCCCGCGCATCACGCACCAGACCGCTGGCGCTGCGGGCAAAATACTCGTATGCACCTGACGGGCCAGCAACACTCAGGCCGTCGTACGCCCGCTGCGCCCGCAGTCTCAGCGAGGTGTCGCTCTCCATCACCGCGTCGGTGGTATCCGTTGCCGGAGTGATAACCAGGCGCTTTGTGTTCATATTGCCCGCGAGGTTGTCCAGGTCTGTCCCGGCGCTGTGGCTTAACATGCAGGCGCGTGCCCCCTCGTTAACCCGCTGGCGTAACAGCATTTCACGAAACGACATGGTTTGAGCGATAACGTTAAGGGGTTCCGATTCCAGCTCCAGCGCGGCGGAAACGGCTTCACGCTGTTCGGCGGGATAAGCCGCAATCATCATGGCCTTTGTGTCAGCCAGAATTGCCTCAAAGTCAGGCTCCGCGATGATGGCGGGGTCCGGTAACTGTGAAAGGTCAACGGCGGGCATGATTTACTCCCTTAGCGTGATGGTTAATTCAACATTCTGCATGGTCTGCATGACAGTGCCCGACAGCGTCACCCCGGCGCGGCCTCCCGCTTTCCAGACAACGTCGATGGCATCCAGGGCAATGCGGGGTTCCCATCGTGTCAGCGCAATCACGGCAGCACTCATGCATTGCAGACGCGTGGTGTTATTCATGGGTTCGTCAATCAAATCAGGCACAAGGCTGCCATATTCCCGTCGCATAACCCGGCTTGCCAGCGGGGTGGTCAGGATATCCCTGACTGACTGTTTCAGGTGCTCCATATCGTTCAGGTTTCCCGTCCCGTCCGGATTCATTCCTGTGTAGCGGGTTGTCACTGCGGGCCTCCTGTCGAATCGCTGCCGCCTTTCACGCCACCGTGTTTATGCGTATGCACGGTAATGCCGTTTGAGGTGAAGTTGCCGCCGCTGTGCGTGATATTGCCGCTCATCTTTCCTCCTTTTGTGACGTCAAGCGTCGCCGTTCTCAGAAGGTTTGTGCATTCCACGACGGGCGTATCCAGCTTCACGCTGACGGATGCCTGTAAAGTGGCCGTTTTCATGCCGCTGGCGCTCAGTGCGCCTGCGTCCGCGTCGTAGCGGAACACCGCGCCGTCCGGCGCGCTGATCACGATTTCTTTCAGGCTTTTGCCGGGTGCCGGATTGGCATCACTCCACAGGCTGCCAATTATCATGGCGGTTTCCGGGTTGCCGCCAATGCAGGCAATTACCACCTGTTCGCCTGGTGATGGCGGCAGCCACACATTGAAGGCTCCCGCGCGCGTGGTGTTCCAGCGCAACCAGCCTGTTTCCAGTTCGCCGCTGCGAACGCGCACACGCCAGGACTTCTCATCAACTTCAGAGATGATCCCGGTGCGGATGATATTGCTCAGCAGTCGCATGAGTTCTGCGCTCACCGTACAGCCTCCGCAATCCGGCCCAGCACCGTGTTATAAATCAGGCGCTCATCTGCCTGGCTGATACCCAGCAGCTCACGTACCGGGTAATCGGTGAAAATGCCCGGCGCAACCTGATCGCGCTCACCGAACTGATGAACGCGGGCAATACGTGCGGCCACGCCGCTGTAACCCACCGTCACACCGGAAGCATCTGCACGGGCTTTCAGGTAGCGGGCGGTGCGCAGTTTTACGAACATTGGGACGCGCCTGGTGCTGTCCTGGTTGATGCGCCGGGTGCGTATTTCCAGAAAACGGTCGATGTCATCCCGGTAAAACGTGCGGATGTTGTTTTTATCCTCATCCCACCCGGTAATGGTTCGCCCGTATTTCCCCGTGTCGTGATGCCAGTTTTTCAGCGTGCGTGCTTCGTTATTCCAGATAAAGCGAATGCGTTCCTGTATCCGGGTTACGCGGCGTCTGCGTGGTGTCCACGCGGTCCCGTCCGGCGCTTTCTGTGACCGGATACGCGCCTGCTGGGCGCGGCGTAAATCCTGTGCCAGCTTTCTGGCGATGTTATTGATGGCCTGCTGATTCAGGCTGTCGCGGATGGCCTCAAAGGTTTCATCCACGCGGGTGAATGCCTTATCCATCGCTTTCACCCCACGTCACATCCTGGAATACATGCGACCAGTCGCCTTCGGAAGATGGCAGGCGGGGTTTTGGCTCCGTCAGGTGTTCTGCCTGCGGTGTGCCCTGACTGCTGCGCGTGATGCGAACGCGTTCCCGCAGGGGGAGCGTAAACAGGAGATCGGCGCTGTCATCGTCATTGATAACGGCGGAAAATTTGATGTCCTGATTACGCTCCTGGTTGAGCAACAACTGTGGCTGATTTTCGGATAACCACGCCAGCAGCGGCAGCGTGAGGTCGTCCAGCTCCCCGGCGTAATCCATGACAAACATCACCATTTGATAGCGGTAAACAAACGAGGGCGTTTCTCCGGTCGTTTCAATGTTGCCGCTCTCCACGAAAATGGTGAATTTTTCCGGGTTAGCCTGACACCATCGGCATGAACGGGTCATGGCTTCACGCAGGGAATCAGTTTTCAGCATGGTTGTTATCCTCGTTGTTCAGTCGTTGCAGCCTGCGCTGTTCCAGTAATTCAATGGCCCGTTTATCCGCGTTACAGGTTTCCAGTGCATCCAGAAGGCGGTCGCCCCATATACCGAGATTTCCCCATGTGGGAGTGTCAGGGAAGGGGGGAGGCATTACCGGTATGGTCAGCGTCTGCGGTATAAGCCGGACTGACGGCGCTGGCAGTGGCGCGTTCTGCGTGCCTGCGCAACCTGTCAGTAAAACGAGCGTCAGGCAAAGCGAGGGCGCATTCATCTTTTGCAATATCGTTGCGTAGCTGTTCACGTCTGGCCTCTCCGTCCTGATTTCTCTGTTGATTTTCCACGCGGAGTTGCGCCAGCACCTGCTGCATATCCTGTACCCCGGTGCTGATGATATTCAGGGTGTCGACGGTACTTTTCAGGGTGCTGGCCTGTGCTTCGTTTCTGGCGTTCTCCCGGCCAAGCGACCATGACAGACGCATGGATGTTCCCCATGCGGCAATCAGAAGGAAAGCGACACCCAGCGTGGGCCAGAGCTTCATGCCGGATAGGCTCCGTGTGGTAACTGAAAATGCGGTCCGTCTTTCAGGGTCTTCCAGTCGCCGCCCCATTCCACCGGAATATTCAGTTCCCGGCTGGCCTGTCTAAATGCTGCTGCGATTTTTTCGTACAGCGGCCATTCCCATGACACCTGGCTGCCGATATAAGCCACAACATCCACGGCATGTCCCGTAAGGTGGCGGCTGTTCATGGTCTGGCTCTTACCTGTGGACACAAGTTGCTTCTGGCGGTAACGGCTGCGCAACCCTTCGGTGATACCAAAATCCACTTCCGAAATTTCCAGTGCCCGTCGGGTCACTTTCACCAGATCAGGATTTACGCCCTGCAAATTCTTTTCGCTCCGGTTGCTGAATTTAAATGTGTTGCTCATTCGTCCTTCTCCTTCACCCTGCGATTAAAGGCCGCAATAACCTTGTCGCGTGCTTTCTCTGCGCCCATAAAACCGATTGATGCGCCGATAAACGTCACGGCATCTTCAGGAAACCCGAAGAAGCGCAACGACCCGGCCACGGCCATGGCAAGAACGCCGCACGCCAGCGATCCCGTTACGGTCTGAACCAGTGTTCGTCCGTCATAAAGACTCATCAGCGCGGAAATGCTGACCGCCGCGCCTACTGCATACACCGTTGGCAGGTGGTCAAAGAGCCACGCAATAACCTGCTCTGTGATCCCTGTTTGAATGGTGCTCACTGCTATTCCCCCCACAACTGAATCATTTCTCGTTTCTTCTTCTCCGGCTCCGGCATCTCCACTTCCTGCCCGGCGTCCAGAAATACCTGCTGACAGAGCCCGGGGTTGGCATCCAGCACCTTTTCGGTGACGCCCTGCGTCGTGCCGTAGTACCGGAAACAGAGCGAATCCACGGTGTCGCCTTCCAGTGCCTTCACCTTCATCAGCACAACTCCGCAAAGATTCGCGGGCGGCGCAGAATGTCAGAGATGGCCCAGCTCACATCGCGCCACAAATCCGATGTCTGTATATCCAGTGCGTCCGCCCGGCGGTCGCCCTTGTCCGTTGTGTCCGCATCGCGGTAACGCTCCAGAATCAGGGCGCGTGTGGCGGTATAAACAGCATTGCGCCAGTGCCAGAGATTGACGCTTTCTCCGTTAATTACGGGGGCCGGAACATCGGCCAGCGTCTGATGGCCAGCCGCCTGCTGTTCCTGCTGCCATGCTTCCAGCTCGCGGGTAACGTGTGCCACGGCCCCAGTGGCGGTATGCAGCAGGCGGGAGGTGGTCACACGGCCCGGCAGTCGTACCGCCAGACGCAGCTCACGCAGCACAATATCCGGCCAGAATGCACCCGCTGAAATACGGGTATCACCATCATCGGTATCGGTGATGTCGTCCTCTGCGGGTCCGGGGTTGGTTCTGGCAACCATACTCATTGGGTTCACTCCTGAAAAAATCGGGCGGTGGGTGCGCGGTGTAAACGGTCACGGAGTCAAACCGGAACACCGCGCACGCCGCCCGCTGACGGGGTCAGTCGTTAACCGCGCTTCGCCTTCTGCGTCGCGGTGGTTTTTCGTGTTGCAGGCTTCCGCGTTGTCTTTTTACTTTTGCTGCTTTCGTCCTGCGCCTGCGGTGTGCTGGCGTCTTCTGGTTCGGCTGCGGAATCGGCTTTTTTCAGGGCGCGGGAAAGGGTTGCAATCTCGCGTTTCACACCTGCGTTCGGGTTCAGGTGCATCGCTTCGCGCAGCAGCTTCAGTGATGAGGCCATGCTGTCCGCATCGCTCAGGCCACGGCGGGCAAAGGCGCACGCCTTGCATAATTTGGCGCGCACTTCGTCCGGCATATCCTGGTTGGCGACAATTTCCCAAAGTGTGTCCAGTGGTTCGATAAAGGCGGACAAATCCGCGTCGGCATCCGTCCCGGCCTGCGTCAGTACCGGGTTGCAGATTTCTTCGGTCAGTACCGTGGCAGCAGTACGGCCAAAGTTATCCGGCATGATGAGGTTGTGACGGACCACATACGCACCAATACGCAATGCCAGCGGAAGATCGCCGCAGTCAATCGCCCACACCATCAGCGTGGCAATCACCTCATCCTGCTGCCCGCCGTCAGCCTCCAGCGTTCCTTCAATCCAGCCGGAAAAGTCCGGTAACAACTCTTTTTTGATGGCGGCTTTGGCGCTTCTGGCCTGTACGCCCTTAAGTCGGGCCTGTGCCAGACGCAGACGATACAGCACCTCTTCATGCGCGGTACGTGCGGCGTGATCCACGCCTTCATTCGCCCGGCCTGCGCGCTGCGCCATCACGTTCTGCCAGTGTTGCTGTGCAGGGGTAATCATTCTTTCTCTCCGTTACAGGCGGGCATGATGCCCGCCGTGAGTTGATTAGCTGTCGGCGAACTTCAGGCCTGTGACCATCGCGCACTTGCCATAGTCTTCAACGACATAAGCGTCATTGATGGACTGGTAGGTGGCGATGCGGTTGTATTCCGGCTCGTCTTTCATCAGGCGACGCATTGAGCCTCTCTGCCAGTAAATTGACAGGTTGTTGAATGAGGTGATCAGCATCGTTGCATCCGGGAAGAACGGCGCAAGGAATACATCCAGCCCACCAATGGTGCGCGATGACAGGATGAGCTGTCCGGCGAGTAATTCCGCATTGGGATTCTGGCCGCTGATGCTGTTCAGAACGGGCAGACGCAGCGAGTTAAACAGGTTGCGCCCCATAATCACCACGAGGTCGTCTGCTTCCTTGTGCCATTCATCCAACAGGGATGAGCGCGCGTCCTGTACCAGTGCATCAGCGTTCGCATACTTACCCGCGTGCGCCACGGTGTTGTCCATGTTGCGGGAAGTCAGCGTCACGTCATTCATTACGCGTTCACTGGCATCGGTTCTGATGTGCTCCAGCCAGCCCACGTTAACGTCCTGAAGCAGCTTGTTGGTGCTGAAATTGGATTTTTCCGCGTGTGATGTGCCGTTAAAGCCGATCATGATGCGGTCAAGCGCCACCTGCCGGGCAATCTGTGTGCTGATGCGCGACTGAAAATCGCTGTGAGCCGCCCAGGCATCAAGCTTCGGATACGAAATAAACGTGTCGTAGTTCACCTGTTCACACTGGTACTGACGAGCCTTCATATCGACAGCGTTAATCGGATTACGGCGATCTGTGCCGTCATAACTGGTATTCGTGCGCGCAATCGGCCCGGTGGTGTCCAGGAGAACTTTTTCGCCTTTCTGGTCAGTTACACCGATTACGTTAATTCTTTTCGTAAATTCGGTACTTTCCTTTGAAGCGTTTTCAAAACGCTGTTGTACCGATGGATTGACGGTAAATCGCGATACCAGCGCAGAAACCGGGATATTGTTAAGCGACGCCTGCTGCGTCATGTAGCAGCCCAGCTTGTTACGGGCATTATCTGACATCACCAGATTCATAAAAAATTTGCTCCTTTGTCTTATCAGAAGTCAGCCAGCTGGTCGGAGGCTGCGCCCGTTGCGGTGAACCGGTTCTGCGGATCTCCGTCCTGCGTGCGCAGTTTTTCCTTCAGTGCTGTCAGCTCTGTGGTCAGTGACGTAATTTTCTGGCGGTCCTGCTGATGGCGGGTTTCCAGCACATTAAAACGGTCGATAATGTCGGCCTGTGACGTTGCGACGCCTTCCACCGCTTCCTGAATACGGGAAAAACTGGCGTCATCCGCTTTGCGGCCACGGCCAATAATCCCCATTACGCGGTTAAACCACTGGGTGCCTTCTTCCTGGCGTTGTTCTGCCATTTCGATGATTTCAGACTCGATGGCTTCGGAGATAAGCGGCGCTTCACCCTGGACACTGTTGAACGTCATTACCGCCTGACGTTGCTGTGCCGTGAATTTCAGGCGCTCAGTGCCCAGGCTTGCCGGGGTGTCGGTCATCGCCAGCCCGACCAGATAGGCGCGCCCGTTAACGGAGAACTGCGGGTGCAGTTCGATACTGGAATAGATTTTCTTGCCGTCCGCGACAAGCTGCTTCATGCGCTCGGTCGGTTCGATTTCTGCATACAGCGCAGTACGTCCGGCCAGCGGACCTTCCGTAATGTCTTCCGTACTCAGTGCGGTGACATCGCCCATTGCGGAAAATTCGCTTGACGGGCATGGCGAGAGATAGTGCTCAACGTTCACGCGGGCAGCGTAAACATCCGGGTTGAAGTTCTCGGCGGCTTCACGCAGATGCACCGGACTGATTTCACGGCCATCAACAGTTGATCCGGAGACAGCCACGCGAAACTTTTTGCGGGATGTCTTTTTTTCATTAGCCATAGTTTTTGCCCCTCTGACTGGTTCTTCAGTCATGATGGCAAAGCGTAACAGGCTGATACAAAGGGCTTTTGTTGTAAGAAAACGGCCAGAACAGGGGGTTAAGGAGAACGGTTTCGCGCGCGGGTAATCTTCCTGTAATTACTCAGGGGGAGCAATGATTCAGGACGCTTTTGTGCGCCAGCGTGCGCGGCAACTTTACTGGCAGGGTTATCCGCCCGCAGAAATATCACGTCTGATGGGAATAAACCCGAACACGATTTATGCGTGGAAAAAACGCGACCAGTGGGATGAAACGCCACCCGTGCAGCGTGTCACGCAGTCCATCGATGCGCGCCTCATCCAGCTTACTGAAAAACAGAATAAAACAGGCGGTGACTTTAAGGAAATAGACCTGCTGACCCGGCAGCTTAAAAAGCTGCATGATGGCCAGCCGGATGTGATGGCCGCAGGAAAGAAAGGCCGGGCGAAAAAACTCAAAAATCATTTCACGCCGGAACAGATTTCCGCACTGCGGGAAAAAATCATCAGCAGGCTGGAGTGGCATCAGCGGGGCTGGTTTGACTCCCTGACCCTTTGCAGGGAAGCCGGGATACGTAACAGGATGATCCTGAAATCCCGACAGATTGGGGCGACCTGGTATTTTGCACAGGAAGCTCTGCTGATGGCGCTGCGTGACGATGTGGCGCAACCTTACCAGCGTAACCAGATTTTTTTGTCTGCGTCGCGTCGTCAGGCGTTCCAGTTTAAAAGCATTATTCAGAAGGCCGCGGCTGAAGTTGATGTGGAGCTGAAAGGGGGCGATAAAATCATCCTCTCCAACGGCGCAGAGCTGCATTTTCTCGGCACTTCTGCTGCGTCGGCACAGTCCTATACGGGCAATTTTTATTTTGATGAATTTTTCTGGGTCAGTCGCTTTGCTGAACTGCGCAAGGTGGCTGGCGCTATGGCAACCCTCAGCGGACTGCGGCGCACCTACTTCTCCACGCCATCCACCGAAACGCACGAGGCATACGCCTACTGGAACGGCGACCGCTGGAACGAGAAAAAGGCCTCGCATAAACGCCAGCGTTTTTCTGTGGACTGGAAAACGCTGCATAACGGGCTTATCTGCCCTGACCGGACGTGGCGGCAAATTGTCACGCTGGAAGATGTGGTTAATCACGGCTGGAAACACACCGATATCGACGAAATTCGTGATGAAAACACCGAAGACGAGTTCCTCAATCTCTATATGTGTGAGTTTGTCCGCGAAGGGGAATCGGCATTTAACCTGAATATCCTGATTGGCTGCGGTGTTGACGGATACGACGACTGGAAAGACTGGAAACCTTTTGCTCCCCGCCCGATGGGGAATCGTCCGGTATGGATTGGGTATGACGCAAACGGCAGCAGTGGCAACGGCGACAGCGGCGCTGTGTCCGTGGTGGTTCCTCCGGCTGTTCCTGGTGGCCGTTTTCGAACGGTGGAGACGAGACGCGTTCAGGGGCTGGAGTTTGAAGAACAGGCCAGAGTCATTGAAGAGTTCACGTATCGCTACAACGTGGAACACATCGGCATTGATGTGACGGGCGGGAACGGGGAGGCTGTTTATCAGATAGTGAAACGGTTTTTCCCTGCTGCTATTCCGTACACCTTCACGCTGTCATCAAAACGGTCGCTGGTACTGAAAATGCTGCAAATAATGCGTGCCGGGCGGTGGGAATACGATCGCGCCGAACGCGAGCTGGTCGCGGCCTTTAACGCCGTGCGTAAGGTGAAAACACCGGGCGGCTTTATCACTTACGAAACGGACCGCGCGAGGGGGATCAGCCACGGCGACCTTGCGTGGGCAACCATGCTTGCTGTCATTAACGAACCGATTGGCGGCGAAGGAGAAAACGAGCGTTTCACGGTTATGGAGTTCTGATGAGCAGAAAAAATAAAAAAGTGCGCATGAGTTCACGCATTGATCTCGCTGATGCGCTCAGGAAAGAATCGTCGCTCAGTGCATTCACATTTGATGGTCCTTATCGCCTGACCGGGCATGACCTGCTGGACAATATGTACTGTGCTGATAACGGGCGGTGGTATGAAACCCCGGTGGACTGGTACGGTCTGGCAAGAGCTGCCCGGCAAACGTCCTGGCATCAGTCTGCGCTTTACTTTAAGCGCAATGTATTACTCGGTTGCTACATCCCGCACCCGCTGCTTTCCCGGCAGGATTTCTCGGCGCTGGCGCTGGACTGGTTTGTGTTCGGTAACGCATTCCTTGAGCTTCGAAGCAATATGCTCGGCGAACCGCTTAAATTACGGCACGCCCTGGCAAAATACATGCGACGCGGTAGCGATCTTGAATCATGGTGGTATGTGCAGGATGGCAAGGATGCGTTCCAGTTTCGCCCTGGCAAAGTGTGCCACCTGATGAATCCTGACATTAACCAGGAAATCTACGGCATGCCGGAATATCTCGGCGCATTACTCTCGGCCAGCCTGTCTCATTCGGCGGACATGTTCAGAAAACTGTATTACGACAACGGATCCCACGCCGGGTGCATCATCTACATCGGTGCAGCGCAGGTAAACCGCGAAAGCATGGACTCCCTGAAAGAAACGCTACAGGGTGCACGTGGTGGCGGTGCGTTTAAAAACGTGCTCATTCATGCGCCCAACGGGGGCAAAGAGGGGGTGCAAATTTTGCCGTTCCAGCAGATCACCGCAAAGGATGAGTTCATGAATGTTAAGGCGGCATCCCGTGATGATGTGCTGGCTGCGCACCGCGTTCCGCCGCAACTGATGGGGGCGATGCCGGGTGAAAAAAGTGCGTTTGGTGATGTGGAGAAGGCCGCGCGGGTTTACGCAATTAACGAGCTGATGCCCGTCATGGAGGCCATGAAGCACATCAATGACTGGCTTGGCGAAGAGGTGATCCGCTTTAACCCTTACGCACTGTTAGATACCCAGCCCACATCCTGACACGCTTCGCTTGTCTGCTGCTTCGCCGGGGCATAAAAAATTTATGCCCCGGCTCTCCAGCTCCTGTATCAATCAGATAATTTCACGACGCTTTTCTGCTTATTGCCATCATCGGCGGTCAGACTCTTACGCAATCCCACCGCGTTGACTGCATGTTCTTCGCCGCCTCAGTGCGATTTTGACGGCCTTACCTTTCACCCCATCAAATCAGAATCCCTCACGTATTTTTCACGCTCAGCGTGAGAAATACAGCCATTCTGTTGTGTCTCTGCGACATCGTTCAGGGAATGCTATTTACCCCCTGAAACGCGGGCTGTTCCCCCGTCACCTGCGCGCAGAAAAAGCGCGTTTTTTTGTGCACGCACGGATCCCTGACGGATCCAGCCGCCACGCGGGCCAGAAGGGCAAAAATTCGTTCAAAAAAATTGTGCAAATTTGTGCACTATCGTGCATGTAAATTCATAAAAAAATTACAGAAAAAAGGCCGCTTTCGCGGCCATAAAAATTACGTGTCGAGAGAAATTTGTGTGCGCAGTTGAATAGGATTCAGAATTGTATATCGCTGGCGAATAACATTATATAAATCAAAGTCTTTTACCCTTACGCTTATTACCATCGCATATTGCATATCAGGGGCTGAAACTCCCTTAACATGGCGCGAAGAATCTCGGGCATGATACCGTATATCAAAAACTGGATCGCTTAATAATGTATCAGCACTGAACTTTTTGCTTCTGTGCAAACAAGTTTCCCACTTATGACCTTCACTCCTACACTCCCTTTCAGTCTTATACTGGCTTTTTTGACCAAAGAAATCATCTGTATCGGTATCGTCAAGGCCGAATCTTGGGCGGAAAGTTACCTGCATACCGGCCCTTGTATAGTTTACTGAATGTTCAGGATCTACTGGGGTTTGAATGCATAAAGTAGCGGTAAGCTCAAATGCTTCGTCAAAGGGAACATCAGGGAATGGGATCGGTGCCCTTAAATATTTATTTTTTGCTAATGAACCATAGTAAATTACTGTAGCAGTATCATTTGGACAATCGATTAAAACGTTAGGATCCTCACTAAACCGTCCCCAACCGATATGTTCACGCGAATATTTTCTTGATGTTTCAGCATGATGAACAAGCAACGCTTTCAATGCAATGGTGTTCAATGGAGTTCCTGATAGAGCCGCAACTCCAGCGGCCGTTCTCAATGCTAATGGAGAGGCATAACTGGTTCCTTGAACTCCAACTATAGAACCAAGCAGAGGGTTGTAAGTGTAAAAAGGCTCGTCGTCGCTTCCACCAAAAATAACACCATCAGGTTTAACGAATCCGGGGCTTCTGCCTGGCCCAATACAGCTATATGGTGCCCGCCCCCATTTTTCACCGCTACGATCAGCAGCACCAATCGCTAGCGCGTTTACCATATCGGAAGGAGGTTGTATTCTCGCTGCATCACCGTCCTCATTGCCATCATTCCCAACAGCAACAGTAAGTAATATCCCATGCTTAGCACAGATTTGGTCTAAAACAGCAGTCCATACATGAACCTCATCATCACCAATTGGAAGATGAGGACCAATACTTAGATTAGCGAACTTATAGTCACCACTATCAAGAACGGACTGTATTTTCTTAAGGACATCAAATAAATCCCAATTGCCATTGTCACCTGATGTCGGTGAAAGAACTCTATAATGATCTACATTCATAAACGGTCTTTTAAAAGAAGGTGCATTTTCCTCGACACGTCCGAATAAGAAAGTGGATGTCACTTCATTACCGTGCTGCAATAATAATCCGCTTGTTTCTTTGGTGTCTGGATACACGTATTCCGTAACCCAATTACTCAAGTCAGCTGTCCCCAAGCCACCATCAAAAATGGCAATACGTTCGGATTCAAGAACAGCTTTAGAATTAGGGAGCTCTGGTGTAACTATATTAGATAACTTTCTGACAATGTTCGGCTGAGTACACCTGAGAGACGGCATCGGCCGCACAACGCGGATTAATGAAAAATCGAGTGTTTTTTTCATATCTTCAGGTCGCGCGTGTGCAACGATGAAAGTCAGCCCACCAACTTGGATTCTACTTTTGTAATCAACAGAGACATCATATTGTGCCGCATAGCTAATATAGGCTTTAACGATATCATCGTCTTCAACCCCAGCATGAAGAACCACTTCAAATTTTATCAAATCACTTTTCGCATGCTCAAAATTGCGTGCTCTCTCTTTTCCTTCAAAAAAGCTAACACTTTCAATTTCGATCAAATCCTTTTGTACGCCCTTCGGAGCTGTAGGGGAATTTAAAATTTCCTTAAATCTTATAACGGCATCATCATCACCGCTAACAAACAGTTGCGCCGTTACTAAGTCCTTATTCTGATCGCACTGACGTGCCGCTTTCCGTGGGCGAATGATTACCTGACGGCTACCGACATCCCGTAAACCTGTCGCTCTAAGCAATCCTTCCGGAAAGTAGCTTTTACCCAAAAACGCTGGGTGTAAAGTTAAATTGAATACACTCTCCCCCCTTGGCTTAGCCGCATCATCCAAACTGCGAAAGCGTGAGAGTAAAGTATCAATCTCTGGGTTTAAATGCTCCCTTACTTCTTCAAGAGTATAGGGATAGCGCTTACCATCCCTTCCTTTAGGCAAAGGTTCCTTTTTTGTCAGAACATGACCGTTACCTAAAAGTAAGTTCCTTTCCATCATTTAATCCCCCACTTTTGTAATTTATTCGCGATTGTTGGATGTGAAACACCAACTAATTCAGCTATCTTCCTATTTGAAAAACCGTCAAAATGATATTTAATTATATTGAGATCATTATCGCTAAACTCATCCAATGAAACCCTCTCCGTAATTACGGCTTCTATTAATGAGCTTTCAAATGGAATATTTCTAAGTACCTCATTCTTTTTGGAGAAATTCAAAATACGGTTAATGATGGCAAAGGACATGCCATCTAATAATGGTGCAAGTTTTTTAGATAGTTCAGGTTCAATATTATGATTGACTAAATATCTATCTATCAGTTCTACTGATGGCATATTAAATTTAAGGATGTGCTCAAATCGACGCCAAACAGCCGGATCTAAGATATCAGGGTGATTAGTCGCAGCAACAAGAAGCGAGGTCGCTGGCCACTCATCTATGGTCTGTAGGAGTACAGTAACTAAACGTTTTAATTCTCCAACGTCCCTGTCATCATCACGTCTTTTTGCAACAGCATCAAATTCATCAAGCAAAAGGACACATGGTTTCTCTTTGGCATAATCCATAACGGATTTAATATTATTACCTGTTTTTCCCAAAAGAGAACTCATTACAGATGAGAGATCCAATGTTAAAAGAGGTAAATTTAACTTTGCAGCAAGCCAATGTGCGGACATTGTTTTGCCTACGCCTGGCGGGCCAGAAAGTAAAACCGTCTTCACAGGTTCAAGACCAGCTTTGAACAAAGAAACCGCATTCTCTCTTTCGTTAACAATTGACTCCAGCTTCTTTGAGATATCCGTATTCCATACAGGTTCTTCAACAATTGCGTTGACAGATGTTTCCTGCAAAAGGTTTCGTCTGGAGTCTCCATCCACAGGCATAGGAGCCTTACTAGATGCCCCACGTAATACTGTTCCCTCAGCAACTAACGAAGCCAGCTTAGAAGCTAAAGCCTCATCATTTTTACGGATGTTGTTAATCATCTTTCTGCATAGGAGTGTAAATGCATTTGCGTTGCCTTTGATGCCTTGCTCGATGAGTTTGAAAAGTTCATCCTCCCTCACGTTTACCATAAAACCCCCAATAAAACATCAGCTTGTGTAAGCTGGTAACTACATTAATGAAAATCATTGACTAATGTTACCACTCTTGCTGGCGTAATTCAAAGAGTATCCTCACTTTTTTACTGTATGGATAATCAGCATAAAATCTATCCAGTTGGGTTACTCGAACATACTGTCAATACTTGTTTCCAACGATTGATCAGTTCTACAGTTTTATCTCCTTCACTTGTGTTGGCAGCATGCTTATTCCTGAACCAGCTCGATTACTTGGCCATTTGAGAAAGATGTGTAGATCTTCTGATGGTTTGTATTGGAACGGGGTGCATAGTGATTTGCACCCCGTTCTTTATGTTATGGGATTGGTGGCAGGGCGAATACGCCCTGATGTTATTCAGGAAATAACGCCCGGATATTTCCGGCCATCTGACTGGTTATCTGTGCGGTTGATACTGGCTGTGACGCGGGGCGTTCTGTCTTGGTTTGTGTCACTGATAACACCTCATCATCAGCCCATGCAGCCAGTCGGTAAGCCTCTGCCGGATTCATTTTCAGAAGTGCCAGCCCGGCCAGAAAAGCCACGCGTTGGCCGCTTTTGCGGGCTTCTGGTGTAAGGCTGTCCAGCCAGGCGCATGCTTCTCCTTCGTTCTTGACGGCGGTGGGCTTCAGATAGAAACTTATCCGTCTGGTTGGAGTCGTCATTGGTTTACTCCTTGTCCATTGCGTACAGCCCATTAACCAGAGCAAACTGTGGCACCCCGTCCGCGATGAAAGTCGCATTAACTCCGCAGGCTTCGCGGATAGCGGGTGCCACAATCTCCGCCCCTCCACCGACAACCATCACCCGCCCGTAACCCGAAAAAACCGCCAGCGCGCGGATCACGCGTTGTTTCAGTGTTTCTTCCTTTTCACGAATAACCGCCATCAGGCTGGCGTAATGCGCGTCATTGTGGATGTGCTGGCGCAGCCAGGCTTCATCATGGCGATGTTCGATAATGGTATTGGCGATGTGGTGACTGGTGCGCATACCGTTAGTGGCCATCACCGACAGTACGGCATCGGCCATCAGAGAAACGCCTACGTGTGGATCGCAAAACACCTGGCTGATACCTGCCAGTTGCCCCTGAACCTTTGCCACATCCAGCGTGGTTCCGCCCAAATCCACAATCAGCAGGGATTCAAACGGACTCATGTCAGCCAGTGCCTTAAAGCCAGCCGGAATGGATTCAGGCATAACCCGCACGTTACGGATAGTGAATGCCTCACCGTTCTGGTACTCCACCGGGCGCATAACGTTTGCTTTTTTGCGGTTGATGTTGGCCATGTCCGGCTGGGCGTTAGTGTCGAAATATTCGCTCAGTGGCAGGGTGACAACCACATCCACTTCCTGTGGCGTGATGCCTGATTTGACCAGCGCGTGATGAATGGCAATGACATTCACATCGCTGTACTGGTATTGCGTGTCGGTCGTCTGGACAAAGCGATCGCTGACCGGATCAAAACCATAGCGCACGCCATCAAGCATGTAGTTCGCAGGCTGCGAGCCACCGAACGGTGCAGACCATTCCGACTTGAAGCTGTTCGGGCTGATGGCGTTGCGGCGTTCGCCGTTTTCAGTCCATGCCAGCTTGATGTTGGTGGAGCCGTCGTCGATACAAATTTTCATGTCGATTTTCCTTATGTTGGTTAATTAACCGTTTACGGGATTTTTAAATCCCGCTTTCGCCTGTTTTGTGCGCGCTTCATATATCGCGGCGCGTTTTTTGCTCATTTGCGGGATTTGTGAATCCCGTTTCTGTCTGTTTTTTGTTGCCACTGGTCAGGCCACCCCGCAGCAGGTCTGCTTTGCGGCGGGCGCGTTCAGTGGTTTCACTGATTCTCTGTGCGTGCTCTGCGTCACGAATGGCGCGCAGCATGTCAGAAAGCACGGTAACGGGTGTTTTCATGGTGTTCTGGTCCTGCTGAAGTGTGGATGCCAGGCGTGCGGCGGCTTCGGGGTCTGATGCCCCGAGCTGTGCCAGATAGCTGGCGACCGGGTTATGGCGGATCTCCGTGCTGCTTACGCCGTGATTACGGCTCAGGCGCTGCCAGAGCTGCGTGATTCGGCTGTCCGGGCGGGTATCCGGTTTGCGTACAATTTCAAATCCCTGCGGTGCAATGATGCTGCCGTCAACGTACAGGCTGCCGCCCCGTAACAGGTGCTGCATCTGCTGTTCACCGATATGCAGGCCGAGAGATTCGGCAGACTCCCGCCATTCTTTAGCGAGTAATTCGTGGTTATCAGGCAAAGGCTGTGGCTGTTTGCGGCTCTGTGTCCAGTTCTGCATTTCATCACTGCTGTTTTTGGCCTGTTTGTCACGCAGCGAACGCATCAGTGCCCGGCGTTCGTGCCGTTTCAGTGAGCGCATCCATTCATTCACTTCAATGCCGTCAGGGAGCTGCGGCCACGGTGCTGGCCGTTCTTCCGGCTGTTCTGTCCCGTTGTTGTCCGTTTCCTGTACACGGGGACAGTTATTGCCACGAGTCCAAGGGGCGGCAGGGCCGCCCTGAAGGTCAAAACCATTTTCGTGGGCGTTGTCTTCCGGTTCTGGTTTACGTCTTACCAGCTTCCAGTTATCCGGATGCGTGCACACACGGGAGGATTCCCCGATGAGTGGTGACCAGATTCCGTAAATCTGTACGCTCTGTTCGCCGTAATCGTTCAGCTCATCTGCGAGGTCGTAGGCGGTGCGAATCAGGTAGTCCTTGCGTGGAACAAGCACGCCACCCTGTTTTTCAATGTAGGTGGCAAAACATCCGGCATCAGCGGCAGCGAGTACCGCATCCATTGCGTCATCCTTCAGCCGTTGCGGGCCTTCCGGGTTGCGTGCCATCTGGCTGGCAAGGCGGCGCAGTTCACGCCACACCTGACGGGAGGGGATACCAAAGAACTGGAACTGGCGGACCCGGTGAAGGCGCGCCCAGCCGATGGCGCGTTCCACGCTCTCGGCCATTGATTTTCCGGTTTCGTGGTCAACGCGTGGCTTGCCCGTTTTCGGGTCGATGCCATCCACGGCGCGGCTGTCCAGGTTTTTTCCGATGTAGGTCGCGATATAGCTGGTTGGTGTGCCTTTTGAGCCGTCGACATACTCCACCTTAAAGCGCGGAGTAATATCATTGCCCAGCTCGTGGCGGTCTTCCTGAATGGCAATATCGCGGGTGATGGCCACGATGCTGTCGATTTCTTCCGGATGAGCAAAGACCATCATATGCCAGTGCACGGTGCCGTCATGGTGAGGCTCCACCGTGCGGATGCCATACCAGCGCAGACCGTCGCGGTTCAGTTTTTTGCGGACTGCCGCAAAAAACGTGTTAACCAGGTAATCGCTGGAGTCGCGCATGGTGGCCCCGTTCCATTTGGGATTCGGATGACCGTTCTCTGTTGTGGCGTGGTATTTTGACGGGCAGGTGACAGTCAGAAACACCGCTCTGTCGCCACGGGCTTCGGCCAGAAGTTCCAGCCCCCTCATGGTGGCCATCATTTCTGCCTTACGGTGAACCGGGTTACTTACTCCCGCGTAATACACTGTCTCGAGATCAATCGTGAACCCGTCTTCGTTTTCCAGCATGAAACTTTTCAGGAAATCGCGTGTTTTCTCGCGCTGCGCGCGAAACTCGCTTAATGCGTCCTGACTCAGATAGGGCGATGTTTTTCTGGAAACCAGACAGGCGGCGCGGAGTTGTTCTTCCCGCCACTCGCAACGTAACAGCCACAGTTTGCGTTTCCACCATTCCGCACAGGTCAGGCGAAGGATTGCGCCCGGCAGCAGCTCCGTGTCCGGTTCGTTCCTCCGGTCTTTGTCTGTTGTCAGTGCGTCATAATGTGGAGGCATGGCGTGCAGGTGTAACGCCATGCGGGCCAGCATCTGATACGCCTTCAGCGTTACATCCATGGTCAGCTCGCCATCAGTCGCGCCAAAGCTATCGCAGAGTTTTTCGAAGGTGCTGCTGAACATCGCCGCCGTCATGGTGGCCAGCGTCTGTATCTGGTGTTTGTTGAGCTGCGGCAGGTAAAGCAAATCGTCCAGGCGTTCGCGTCCGGTAAGGGAGCGATAACCCGGTGTCAGCCAGCGGTGATCGGTGCGTTCCAGGCGTTCGAATATTTTGCGCAGGTTTCCGCGCGCGTAGCGTTCAGCCTGCCAGCTCTTTTTGCCTTTCTGACGATCGGATTCCTGTTTTTTGCGCAGGAAAGAGAGGTGGCGGCTCAGAGGTTCACGCAGATAAACGGGAAGCACTTTCAGTGTGGCAAAAGCACGGGCCACCGGGTCTTGTTCTGTTGCCTGACGCTTGCTGATGATGCTTTGTGCCAGCTTTTCACGCTGTCCGGCTTCCTCAAGGGATGCCATGAGTTTTTTACCCACGGTGGATTGTGCGAAAAAGGCTTCCTCCTTCGCTTCCTGTTCTTCCAGGGCCTTTTTGTCTGCCTCAAGGTAGTAACGGATGGCGCGTTGCAGGTCGGTTTCAGTTTCCTGCCTGTGCTCCGTAAATCTGGCCGGATCAATGGCTGGTCGTGGTTCATTCCAGCTCCATGCAAACTCACTCATGGCTGGTATCCCGTCACGCGCTGCCACTCCTGCAAGAAGATGGTGGAAAGGCGGTTAAATTCAGCGGTGTATTCACTCAGCGAGACACACCCGCCAGCAGTGCGATGCGCCAGCATTGCCGCAAATACGGAGGCCGGGGAGTCGTAATACGCCAGCAGTGATTCGCCGTGCGGTGTCAGGCAGTGCAACGCCAGTCCGTGTGGTGTGAAGTCCACGCGGTAGCAGTCGTCTACTGTGAAATAAAGGGTATCCACATTCTCCGGTTTTGTGGTGCGTGCTCTGTTGTCACGACCACGAATGTAGAGATCAAATAATCCCCGAAGAATGGGAGCCAGACGGGTGTCCTGTGTGCGCACCCATCTTGTGAAGTCATGAGCGTCAATCATGCTGCAATTCTCTCTACTAAGGATGTGCGAAGGCTTCCTGCCAAAAAACTCAGAAGCGGTCGGTTACAGAAATTGGCGTTCTACGAGTAGTTATTGCTGGCTTGAGGTTCATTTCTGTTTAATTCCGTGCATGCTGTAGAAGAAATCAAAAGTGTTATCTATGCGTATCATGAGCTCACGCTGCATCGCTTCTGGTGTTTCTGGTTCACCTAGTGAGCCAACTCCCGCGAAGAAATCACCGATCTCGCTTTGAATAAGTGCCTTTAGCGTTGCTGAGGAATTCAGGTGTGTGCGGTGATGTCTGCGAGTGATTCTTCTCCTGCTCATTTGCGTGGATCCTGTACCTGTCGGATAAGATTCACCCGCGCCACATTAGTGGCGCAGAAGTAAGTACCGTCAGTGAGATAGATGTGGTGTGCATCCTTTTCTGAGCGGTGTTTGTCGATTGTGGTAATCAGGCGTTCGTCGACTTCGTATTCACGTCCTCTGGAAGTGAAACGAACGACAGGAAAATGCTTAATTGCCATTACGCCTCCTGGGCGTGTGCGAATACCTCCGCGAATGCGGATTGTTTTTACATTTTCTTATTTAACCTAGGGTTTTTATTTGCGCTGTTATTCGCCAGTGAAAATGCGTTCAATCTTTTTTACTGAATGAATAATTTGCATAATCCCAATGGCGCAGACCACCGAAATAATCAGGACAAGCCATGAGATAAATATACTCATGCAATATTCCCCAGCTTATACGGTTCAATATGCTCCCCGCATTCTGCGGCACAGATCAGCTCGGAAAGTTCGTTAAGTGCATCCAGATCATCAGCGTAAAAAGCCACGTCATACAGACTCCGGATTGCCCTGGTCAATGAGTCACGGGCTGCACGTTCAGCATGAGCACCTGATGCACTTAAGCGAAAATAAAAACGCTCAAGTGCTTTGTTAATGAGAGTTTTATATTCTTTGCCCATCGCAACGCCCTTTAATCTGCTTTCTGAATTTCAGCTTCTGAATCCATACAAATAATTTCGATATAGGGTTCATCGCCATTAATCTTACGTGCTTTTTCAGCTTCGCTAATGATTCCGTGTACAGTCTGGTACGGAAGTTCTACGGTCAGGCGCGTGCCGTTCAGATAAACGTAAGTAGCTGCATTTTTTTCTGATGGGACAACTCCATCAATAGCTGATGCGCGCAATAACAGTTCACCGCGAAAATCAATAAAACGGATAAATACACCTTGTGCATGCTCTTTGGTCATAACGCACCTGTTATAAATCAGTCTGTTTAATAAAACTTTGCCCGCGAAGCAGACGATCAACCGTGCGAAGTGCTTCGTACAATGTGAAATCCTGTCCAAACTGAGTGTCGCCGTTGCTCAGAGCAAAAATGCGGTTTCCGGTAAATGGGTTGCGTTGGCATCTGTGAACCACGATTCCAGCTTTTTCAATCAGCCAGGTGTGTTCGCCAATTTGTTTTACTGTATGGCCATCTGGCGTTGCGTGCGTCTCGCTCAGGCTGTAGCGGATGTTGCTGCGTGATGCGCTGGTAGCGAAACGGTTAGCTTGGCGTTCCGTTTCGGTGCGAAAATTACGGCGTTGCTTCAGCATAAAATGACACCTCGTTATTTTGTCATCTGCACGTATTTCTCTGCGTTTCTGATGGTTTTCAGGAAAATTGCGAAGAGATTTACTGTACGTTTTGAGTTTTTTTCTTCTTGGTTGATGGGAAGGGCTGCTCTGTCAGCCTGCCTTTTCACTGCATTAACAGTTTGATTGGTACGCTTCGCGTAATCTTTCAGGCTTTCTTCGAGTACCGGTAATCCATGCTCATCGCGGTATGGGTAGAACGCCGCCAAACGCTCAAAATCCGCTTGCTCGTATGTGTTCAAGAGCTTTGTCATGATGTGATAACCTGTTCAGTCTGTGGTTATTTGTTGCTAAAAGTCGTCTCTAGGCGACTTTTAGGGTTAATTTAGTCGTCTGGAGACCACCATGTCAAGTGGGTACGAAAAAAAACTGAAAGAGATACGGAAAAGTGAAGGGTTAACTCAAGCTGAGTTTGCAGATGTTACTGGGATAAATCTCGGAACTATAAAGAATTATGAGAGCGGTAAAAGAGAGGTTGGTTTAAGCGTTGTTGATCGCGTAATTAATTCTAAGGATTTCGAAAAATACACTATATGGCTTATGACGGGAAAAACAAATGAGGCTGCTGGGCAGATCAGTCCCTCTCTCTCCCCTGATGGGCCAGAAAACACATCGTCTTCTCAAAAATCCCGCAAGACTGGTACACAGCCCGGCTAATCATGGAACGCTGGGGGCATGGTGGTCTTGTAACGCTGGGGTTTCACGAATGAGCATAAAATCAATTCCGGGAGGGTATCTTCTTGACATGCGCCCTGAGGGGCGTAAAGGCAAACGCATTCGCAAAAAATTTAAAACGAAATCGGATGCAGTTTTATATGAGCGGTGGGTGCTGGCGCAACAGCATAACAATGAGTGGAAAGGAAACTCCATTGATCGCCGTCCGCTGTCGGTGCTTATTGACTTGTGGTGGAAATACCACGGCCAGCTAATGAAGTCAGGGCATAACACGCGCCTTAAATTGCTGCGCTTGAGTGAGGCAATGGATGACCCGTGTGTGCATAAACTTAATACAACGATGCTCACCGAGCTACGTGTGTCCAGGATAGAGCAGGGGATACAGCCCAGCACCATTAATCGAGAGATTGGGGCGTTAAGCGCGATGTTTACCGCACTCATCTCATCCGGCCATTTTCTTAACGATAACCCCGTTCAAGGCCTTAAAGGAATGAAGGTTAACGAGCGCGAAATGGGATATCTGAGTAAGTCTGAATGTGTTCAGTTGCTGGATGCACTGGCTGAAAATCCCGATGAACGGCTGGCTGTCGAAATCCTTCTGTCGACCGGGGCGCGATGGGGCGAGGTAGCGGCACTGGAGCAGCGCCGTGTTCTTCATTGTCGAATCACTTTTTCAAAAACGAAGAACAGCAAAAACCGTACAGTTCCTATTTCTGAAAGCCTGTTTGAAAAGATCAAAAAACGGGGCGGGAAACTGGTGTTTCCGACGCTGGATTATCCATTGGTTCGCGATGTCATCAAAACGGTCGCACCTGATGTTCCTGACGGCCAGGCTGTTCATGCGCTGCGCCACACCTTCGCCAGTCATTTCATGATGAACGGCGGCAATATTCTGACGCTCCAGAAAATTCTGGGGCACGCAAAGATTCAGACAACGATGATTTATGCCCATCTTGCGCCGGATTACTTGCAGGATGCGGTGAGATTTAATCCTATTGCTGGGTAA